CACAGGTTATCCACAGGTTATACCCTGCAAAAAATCGGGTCTTTTCTTGGGGTTTTTATACCTGCCCACTAGGGGGTTGGAGTTATACACACCACACCCCCCCCCTAAAGGGGGGGTGTGGGGTGTACCCCCGTTTGGGAGGGTTAAAATACCCCCAAGACCTGGGCCGCCGGTGCCAGGGTACAGAAAAAAGCAAAGCGCTTGACGATGTAAAGTTTTTTGGTTATTATTGGGCCATAATATTTTTGGGAGGAATTGGAAAATGATAAGCAAAACAGGTTTCAAAAAACATTTGGGTATTCTGTTAATGATGCGCAACGTGTCGTTGATTGAGATGGGCGCATAGGGCCTAAAAATGAGCTGTGTTGGATTTTTTTATTTTTTTTGTGTCGTCATAGCTTTGTTGTTAAATTTTTTGATTATAGGGGCTATATTGTGCGTTTAGCATTTGGGAGTAACTGTTATGGTGAAAATTATTTTGTCCTTGATTTGTTTTTTGGCTATAGCGTCCCTTTTTCGATTAAAATCGGGATCAACTAAATTTTTGGTTTTGGGAAAAAGTGCACAAAAAAATATATTGGCGGCGTCCATTGCGAGGGTTACGGAATGCTAAAAATAGTCGGCGCATGTTTAATTGGCGTTGGTGGGTTTATGATTTTTAGCCTGGCGTACACATACGCAGAGGGAGATGCCGTCGGGGCATTTATTATATCTCTGTGTGTTTCAATTATTGCCGGATCCGGGGTATTTTGTTGTGTGGTAGAGGATTTTTGATGGGCCGGCGATATGGGCACATGGCAAAGGTTTTTTTCAACGGCGAAAAATACGCGCACGTCAAGGTTGGCAAATCAAATGGCGTTACAAAAGTTTTCGTGATGGCTGGAACATCTGACCGCGGCGATAAAAATAACCATTTGCTATTTGCAAAATCCGGGAAAAACATATCGGTGCCGATCAATGTCAATAAAATCATTGGGCGACTTCTTCTTTTCGGTTACAAACAAGTTGAAATAAAAAATTTTACGTGATAAAATTTAACTATGCGTCGCCGTTTTTACCTCCTAGTTTGCCGGCGGCGCAACAAAGATTTTAAAAGATATTTATTTATGGAGTAAAGTTGCCTTTTAACGAAAAAAGCCTTAAGAATTTAATCCCAATACAGCCAGGGCATACTAGAAACCCGAACGGGAAGCCAAAGGGCGTAAAAAGCATCACTAGCCATTTGAGGGATCTTTTAGAGCGTCAAATACAAATGGGGTCTAGCAAAATATTACCTGGCGGTGGTCAGATAACAGCGGGGCAGGCTGTGGCCGTTGCATTGATTGCCGGGGCTATCGACGGCGACACGGCGAAAATCCGCGAGCTATTAGACCGTATAGATGGAACATCAAAACAGGTTTTGGAGATTGAAAATAACGAAAAACCTGACGTTGACCAAATTTATTCGGACATAAGGGCCCGGCTTTCAAAGGCGAGAAAAAATGCTATCAAGCCCCAAAAAAGCAATACTAAAAAGAATAAATGAAGCTAAAGAAGCGCTTGATCTGGGGATTGTTGATTATGACGACTTTTGCCTTGTTATCAAAGACGCTGAAAAAAAACTTGACGCGATAGAGTTCGAAGAGCGCAAAAGCGATATTCTCGCTTGGGGGCGTTATTATTTCCCGGACAAGTTCAATTTGCCGTTTTGCGAGGAATTGCATAGGTACCTAATATCTATAGCCGATGAACCATTTACGGACACCCTGGCGCCACGTGGGCACGCAAAAACAACCATAAAATGCTTTTTAATCCCAATATATTACGCGCTTAATTACCCTAAAAAGTTTAGGCACTACGTCAATATTCAGTCTACGGCGACAAAAGCGATTAGCGTCAATCTTTCCATACGTCAAGAGCTAGAAGAAAATGAGCTTATATTACGTGACTATGGGAAACTTGACAGCAAAGACAAATGGACAGAAAAACAGTTTGCGTTAACCAATGGCGTTGTATTTACCGCTGTAGGCGCTGGAGAGTCATTCAGGGGGAAAAACTATCGAAATATTCGGCCAGATTACATCATAATGGATGACCTCTATGACGAGGACGACATGGAGAATCCTGAGCGTGTTTTGAAAAAAAATAGATGGTTCTGGGGTACGGTGTATAAATCGACGGCTGTGGGGCGTGCCACCTGTATACATATCCAGGGGACGGCGATACATAGCTCCGACCTAATGCACCAGCTGAAAAAAAGCTCACGTTGGAAGTTTCGGAAATTTACCGCGTGCGATTTTGATACCGGATACGTGCTGTGGCCAGAGAATAACACACTAGAAAAGTTACTCGCTGACAAGGCCGATATGGGCAGTATTATTTTTAATAGAGAGATGCTAAACGAGCTCAGAGATGATCACGCGTCAATAATCAAGAGCCATTACATTAGGAAGGTAGATTTTATTCCTGACGTAAAGATCCAGTACAGAATAGGTGCGATTGACCCGGCCGAAAAGACAAGTGAGCTCAACGACTACACCGCAAAAGTTGTTATGTACGTAACAGAAGAAAAAGACATCTACATAGTTGACATAAGAAACGATAAGTTATCGTTTAACGAGAACAAGAACGATACTATACAGATGCATAACAAGCACAAGTTGGCCATTGTTCCATTTGAGACCAACAAAGCGTTTGGTCTGTATGAGGAACTAAAGCGGACAACTGGCGTTCCTGTACGTGAAAGAATTACAACAAAGGACAAAATTACTAGGCTAATAGCGGTTTCAGCTTTTTTTGAAAATGGGAAAGTTTTTTTCGTCAAAAAAGATATTAGCGAAAAGATTTTGACAGAAGCCATAGACCAGTGTATCTATAACACCCCTACACACGACGACATAAGGGATGCTATTGTTTTGGGTATTGAAGAAGTTTCAAAGTTACGTCAAGCATTTGTCGGATAGGAGAAAAGCGGAAAATTGAACATTTTAAACAGGGTCAAAAACATTTGGAGCCTATCTGCAAAATCAAGCGTTTTTAATAGTCCGCATTTTGGAGACACCGCCATTGTAGGTAGGAAGCGCATAAACACAGACAGCGATGAGCTGGCCGCATATGCCGGATATGCGGCAATAGTGTCCGCATGTGTGGACGCAATTACAAGAGACGTTTGCTCTCAAAAGTTAACGTTTAAGAACGCAAAAACTGGTGAAATAATAGATAACTCACGGGTGCCTAAAAACATCATTGCCCCATATGTAGGAAATTGGCGTGGGCTTTGGCTTCGTGATGTTTTAAATGTGATCGTGCCATCAAAACTTCTGACTGGAAACGCGTTCATCTGGAACACAAAGGGGACGGCATACGGTGAGCTTTATAACGTCAGAGATTCATTTATACCTATACCAGCACATAACGTAAAAATAAATCTTAACGTCAACGGGGAAGGTATAGATTTCTATGACGTAAAACTTGGCGGTATGGTCTACCAAGTAAAACCTGACGAGATGATCCATATCAGACAAAACCCTATCTATTCCCCATTTGTTGGCGTTGGCAACATAGCTAAAGCGCGGTTATTGATAGAAGGTGAATATGCCGCCACTGAGTATATAAACGCGTTTTTGAACGAGGCACAGGGCGCCCCAACGATGATCATGATGGACAAAACGCCAATGGAGCACGATCAGAAAATGCGGATGGCTGACATGCTCAAGCAAAAATGGTCATCAAAAATTATGTACATGAATGTTGACGATGCAAGTATAATCCAAAACTCATTGTTAACGAGAGATTTTGATTTTCTTGAGAAAAGAAAATTTGACATGGAATCAATGCTGGCGGTTTTTGGTGTGCCAAAAATAGTTCTAGGAATACCTGAGGGGTCTAATAGAGCAACGTCAACCAACCAAATCCCGCTGTACTATAAATCTACAATAAACCCCTGCATAAAAGAGCTGTCCTATTTTTTCACCAATCAACACGTAAAAAAATACTCAAATGATATAGAGGTTTGCTTTGAGACACACGCCTCTGGTGAGATAGATGAGGTAGAAAGGATGTTGTTAAATGGTATTATCACTCCGAATAGGGCGGCCGAGATCATGGGGCAGTCTATTGATATCAACGATAGCTCTCGGAATAATTATTATATTCCTGCTGGCGTTGTTGCCAGCGGCGGCACTGTGGATGCTCCTATCATCAATCAAGAGGATGACGCGGACGACGACGAAGAGCCGGTAAAAAAAGATTTGTCAGATCCTAGAAACGTTGACGCTATAATCGAAACTTTTAACAAGGCGACTGGGTATGATCGACTTTACCAATCGCGTTTTGTACGTAAATCTTTATTGTCTCGCAATATTATAGAGGAAAAGTATTCCGCTGTTGTCTCTGATTATTTTAAGAGACTAGAATCTGGCGTTTTAGATATTTTTAAGAAAAAGTTTAACGTGAAAGCATACGTTGACCCTGAGGATGTAAAAGATTTTGAGGCGTCAGTCGTTATATATCTAGGAGAGAATATACAGGCAGAAAAGGAAATGTTGACGCCGCTCCATACATCCGGCGTGCAGCGTGCCATTGGGGATATAAACGGGATCACAGGGGCCGCGATTTCGGCATCATTCTCTAACCCATTTGTTAAGGGCGCGGTTGAGAACCTGGCAAATAAAATTACAGGCGTTCTAACAGAAACCACGAAAAAAGACTTGCGTAAACTTTTCGCAAAGGCGATAGACGAGGGCTGGAATGTAAACGCAATTCAGGACGCGATACAAGCAAAATTCAACCAGTACCAAACAACACGCGCCAGGATGATTGCTAGGACCGAAGCAAGGGCGGCCTGGGACGCTGGCGCAGAAGTGGCATACAAAGACATTGGAGTTGAAAAAGTTGACGTTATAGGCTGTACTATGTTTGAATGGAACTCAGATTGCGGGCGTAGGGGCATACCCGTTGGTCTGATTAGCTCACTGAAATTCCATCCAAATCATATTGGGTCATTGGCCCCATCAGAGGAAAAAAGATGAAGACAAAAGAATCAGTTATCACAGACTACAAACTATTGACGGAAGACGGTGCCACATATATTACAGGTTACGCCAACAATAAAGGCGTTGTAGATAGCTATGGAGATATTGCAACGTCAATCAATGGACAGCCAGTCTATAACCTAACAAAGCGCTTTCAGTATAACCCTGTGGCGCTAGTTGATCATGGCCGTAGTGTTGGCAATATATTTGGGGCGTTTGTTTTGGGGCCTGGGGCCACGTTTGAGGACGAGAAAGGGCTACATATCAAACTAAGATTGATGGACGACCCACAGACGGAAATAGCACGACACGCAGTAGCGGCTTATAAATCCGGGGTTGCCCGTGCGTTCTCAATTGGTGGCGAATGGATCTATGACGACCCAACAAACAAGTCGCACTTGACGTCAGCTATTATCTATGAGATTAGTGGGGTAGCCATTGGTGCGGATCCAGTGGCATTGTCAAACGCTCCACAGTATAAATCGATGGACAAAGAAGCTGAAGGGCGAGAGTCCCAAAAGGTTTTGGAAATTCTCATCGCTGAGTACAGGAAGAGTTTGTCAAGTCAGATATTGTCCGCAATTGAACATATTCAAAAAAGAAAAGGTGACGCATGAATTTAAAAGCGCTTATTGAGAAACTTATTGCAGAAGGAAAATCTGACACCGAAATTGCGGTAGCTGTTGCAGACTACAAAGAAGGCGAAAAAACTGTTTCAACCGAGACGATCGTTTCGTTGATTTTAGCCGGCCGTAAAGCCGCCGATATCCAGGCTTCTTTGGGAGCAAAACTTTCTGCCCGCGCAGCTGAGGAAGCCGCAGAAGCAAAAGCAGCCGCAGAGGAAGCAAAACTTGACGCAAAGCTTTCT